CTGTGCTGCGTTGTAAAGAGGTGCTCCATTGTCGTTGTATCCCATAATGTTTCCCCATTGTGTTGGTGAAACGATCAATGAGCGAGCAAAACCAAGTGATGCGCCATAAACAGCTGCGGCTGCCTTTGATGTGTATCCAAGGAATCCGGTTGCTGAATTTGCTGTTTGTGCTGTTGTTGTAGTAACTGCAGCTTGCATTGCAGCTAAAACATACTCATCAGTTTCTTTTGCATAAGCGAATTCAAGATTTTGAAGGAGCGCGGTGAGGTACTCAGGCCGTGATCTATCAATGAGCTCAACAGTAGATATGGCTCTACCTTTAAATGACTCAACTGAAACTGACAAAAATGTAGCTGATAATGATGATTCTGTAATTGCAGTATTTTCTGCAACTGCGGCAACTGTTGGCACAGCTGTAACTTTTGGCAATTCAAAAGTCATGCCTTCGGCCACTAATGTTTCACGGCTAATGCCATCGATTGTTCCTCGATCAGCGTTTGCTAATGCATTGATAACCTGTGTGCTTTGTGGTGTTGGAATCATGCCGGGTGCTGTTGATGTGGTGTTATCCGCAGCTTTTACATATTGACGAGAATCTTCATCATGCAAAATGCTTGCTTTTAGGTAATGCTCAAGATATGTCACCTTGTTAATAATTGGTGAGCGTGGTGATGTGAAATATGCAGGTCGTGATGCCTGTACGGGTTCGACTGCTGGAGCTGCTACCGGTTCAACGGCAGGAGCGGTATTTTCGGTAGTGTTATCCACTTTGTCTCCTTCATTTGGGTTTGTGTTATCTGTAACTGTTTCAGTTTCAGAATCTTCTGATGCTGCTACCTCTGAAACGCGTGCAGATCGCACGGCTGGTTCGGTAACTAGTGCCACGCCTTTGAGCTGGCCATTTAAAACTTTCATAGTGCCATCTTTTTGCATTTCATAATTATCAACGGCCAATTCAATGCTGAATCCATCGCGTAAGCCTTCCATTGCCTCTGTGAGCGCATCGGTGCCGGCTGTGGTGTTAGCAATCTTGAAAGTCGCTGTCATTTCTTTATCATTCACACTCATGGCAATGCTTTTGCCAATTCTGCGTGTGTTGTCATGCTCAAGGTTTAAAAAAACATCTTGAGGCACAATTGATCCACGAGCAAAAGTGACTTTGCCTGTTGATGCATTTGCTTGCTCATTAAATGCAACTATGCGGCCGGTGATTGTCCGAGAATCCGAATCAGCTGCCGTAATTTCCATTGGTGTTGTTAGCTTCATGAGATCATATCCTCCATTTGTCTAATTTCATCGGTAGTAATTGCTCCGATGTCGAACAAAATCTTGTAAATCTCTGCACGCTCTTTTTCTGATCCGCGCAAGTACGCCTTCAAATCAAATTCAACGCGCTGTGTTGATGGCGTAAAATCTGGCATTGAAAGCCTGCTGCTAATGCTGTTCATTAGAGGCAACAACGAAAAATCCAACAAGGTTTGACGCGCCGTGCTGGCATTTGCATAGGTCATGGATGATCCAGTCGGCGCATCAATAAAGTAAGCCGGAATGCCAACGGCTCTGGCTAATTCTGTTGCAATAATTTCGCGTGCAGCATTAAGGCCAATTTGCTCTGGTGTAAATCCAACTGTTTCCATGGAAATATCAGCATTTAAAAAAGCCGTTCCGCGGTTTCTTCTCGCTGACCCCCAAGCATCAAGCAATTTTGCAATGCGGTCAGCTGGCAATGCTGTGCCATTAGATTTTAAAACCATTGATGGCACGGGTTCGCGTGCATACATTGCAGCTGCTCGCTCAAGCTCTGCACCAGCACGGATTGTGCGACCAGCGCGATTCAATAATCCTTCATCGTTGCCATAGAACACAATTAAACTTCCCGGCCCGGATTCAGGCACGCGACTTCCATCGACTGTGTAATACTCAATCTGCGTTCCAATAGAATTTAAAAACACACCAACACGATTTGGAGCAACGCGCCACATTTGGCGAACACGGCCGGTGTCGGCAAACAAATCAATTATTTGAAAATAACTAAAACCCGTAAAGAGTAAATCCTCAGCCGCCCAACACCATGATGCAGCTCCCGGCACGCGCTTATCCGGATCATTAATAACAACCGGTTGATCAATAACCTGACCTGTTGTTTTGTCGCGTGTGAGCATTGGAATTGTGGCAATCGAATTGCAAATCATATTTCTTGCGCGTGCAATTGCTGGCACACTCATTGCTTCTTCACGGCTTGCAAGATAATCCGCGCCGCCAAATGGAAAAAATGCATCAAGAGTCGGAGCTGGCCCAATTTGTGCAGCTATGTCAGCACCGCGCATAGGCGCGACAGCTTCAATCGTGCGTTTGCGGTCAAATAATCCCATGGGCGCATTTTCTCAAAATGTCAAGCATCAACCCACTAAAATATCGATATCCGTTTCCGGGCGTGTCGCATAGTGTGTGCATAGCGCGGCTGCTACGGCAGCACACACGGCCGATTGGCTTGCTCGCCTTCCGATAACCCAACCGCCATCACCGCGCCGCAATTGCACGGCTGAAAGCATTTGCTCGGTGAGTGAGCTTTGATTTCGGTGTTTGAGTCTGCCGCTGTTAATCGCGCCCAAAAGCTCATCGCATGCTTGCGGGTAATCGGCATCCATATCGTGGATTGGAATACCCGCTGGCTGCATTCTGGCTGCAACAGCTCCCGATGTGCGGCGGCTGTATAGCAAATACTCAATGGGATATTTTCGGCAATAACTAGCTGCATCATTAGCAATTGCCCGATCATCTAGCTGAATGGTATTTTCCCAAGTGTGCAGTAGCTTTACCACAAAACTTTCTGATCCCAGCTTTTGAGCCGCGACTAATGCACAATGTTTTCTGTCCGGTGAAATATCAATAGCCATCCATGTCAGCTTATCCTCATCAAGATCAATAGTTTCATCTCCACAGGCTTGCCACTCTTTGGCCCCAATAACGCTGGAAATTGTCTGCACCCAACGATTCAAAACCTCGGTTTGCACAACATCAGCAGGATCATTAAAAACGGCTCTGATATTGTCCGGGTGAATTGTTATGTTGAGGCCGGGATTTGCAAAAGCCGCATTTTCCAAGCTTATTTCATCAGTCGGTGCCGACCATTCAAAATAGCCCACATCATCGGATGCACCACTAGCTGCGGCCAATCCGCGCTCGCGCAATTGGTTGAGCACAATGCTGTGAGAATCACCGGCCGTGGAAAAACAATTGACCTGTGGGTTTTTGGCAGCCATCAATGTGTATCGCATTGCGGCAAATGTCTCCATGTCGTGCAGCTCTCGGATTTCATCCATGTGGATGCTTTCCGGTTTTGATAAACCTCTAGCTGCTGATCCACCAGCTTTGATGATAAAACGCGATCCTTCTAGCGTTTCAATCTCCTCGGCTCCATGTTGCCACCTAATCCGCTTTACCCGTTTAGCTAGATCATCATGGCTTTCAACAATCTGCACAATTGCTCGAAATTGCTCAAGCGATGTCACCAACCGGTGAGCTGTGGAAACCTGCAAGCTTTCTTGCCAATGAAAAAGACCCATTAAGATTCTGGCCATCATGTAAGTGCTCTTGCCATTTTGGCGAGCAACTGTGGCTACCGAGATTGGGTGATGGTAGCGGCCATCGGGTTTTACCTTAAGCGAATGCTCGGCCAAAAACTTTTGCCACGGCATAAAGCCGCCATCAATAATCTGGTCAGCAAAATCAATCAATTCAAAGCCACGCGATGGCAAATTATTGAGCGGTGAGTGAATTCGTGGAGCTGTTACCGGCAAAAAAACCGATTCCAGCCCATCTGAGCCTAGTTCAGCCGTATCGCCAACAACTATGACCTGTTCATCCTTAATCATGACTTATCGACTCGTTTTGGGGTATAAACACACCATGGAGAGTCGGGGGTGTCCTTGCCTCCTCAAAAAAACGACCTCCTTTAATTAAATTGCAGTTTTGGCACAATTGCCTCAGATTCCAGATTTCATCTCCTCCACCAAGCCTTTTCGGGATTACATGGTCAATGTGCATTTGGCCTTCTGTCTGGCCACAGGCTTGACAGCTTCCATCTCGTTTCAACACTAGCTCTCTTAGCTTACGCCAACGGCTGGTGCTGCCACCTTTCCAGTTGCTTGACACTAATGCCACCCATGCTTCTTCCAATGAGCTAATGCCCCATTGCATATCTTGCCTTGATACCTGTGATCTATGTATCTCAATGTCCAATCAATCATTCGGAATCCATCGAGGTTTCGATACTTTGTATTGCGCATTTGACCAAGCCCAAAGTGATTGCCATTCGGGTTGATTGCTTCCACACGCCAATTGCTCTCCTTTGTTATCAATAGGTTAAAGCATTGGAATTCTTTGTAGTTAATGATCCTTGAATGTGCATAAAGCTTTAATGAATCAATTGATGTAGTTTGTTTCACAGCTTCTGTTGCATTAGCCGGTGTAATGCCAATTACACATAGCACGGCCAAAACCATCAAACATCGGCTGCGAGCTATCCGGCTAACCGGCTCGCTACCTCGTGTAGATGGTAATGATGCTGTCAAGCAAGGAGCGTGATCTTGAGCGTTTCCAACAGGTTTAACACACCTGTGCATAACTCCTGTGGATAACTTATTCATTGGCTTAACTCAGCAATCCGTGAATCATCCACAATCTTAATGCCAAATGTGCCACATCCCATGCATTGGGCAAACCATTCATGCTCTGTTAATTCAGCACCTTTCTTAAGACCAAAGCGTTGCTTAGGCTTTCCGTAAAGCTTCTTGCATATTGCGCAATCAAATTGAAGGATGTGCATAATTGCTCCTAATCAATGTCTCAATGGGTTGCAGATTAACCTGTGGCACAGTCCAATTGTTTTGGCTGGTGTTTTTGTATCGTGGCTTCTTGGCCACAGCTACGGGCATCCAGCCCACAATGTGCATCTTTGGTGTGTTGCCTACGACTAACACCGCAATGTCGCGATCCTCGCGGTCGCTCTCCTGAATCCACAAATTGCTGTTGGGATTGGCTGACCATTTGACCTCAATGTGTTGGCCAACATCAGCCTTTGACTTATCCCATGTGATGCCAGGTTCATAGTCATAACCCAATCGCTTGGCCACTACCATTTCAGCCAGCATTGATTCGCCCATTTGTGCCACATACTCAAACCATGAAAGGTTTTTAACTATGCGTGAGCTGTGGTCGGCTGACCTGTCATGGCAATGTGATATGGCTGCAATCATGCATTGCACTTCCTCAATGCGATCTATCATCGGCAATCACCACAAAACCAAATAATGTTATCTGTGCGGTCATAGCCTTTTTGATAGCCAAATTTGTCAAACTTGGTCAGCTTTGAGCATCTATCACATTGCTCAATTTTGTATTCTTCTACTACCACACCATTGCACAGCAATTTGGCTGTCATGCTTTGTGGATGGATTATTTCAATGTAATCGCTCACTTGAACACCCACCACATCATTACAGTCAATGCAACAATTTGGATTAATGTAAGTATCAAAATCAATCGTTTTTTTGTCATAATCACACCTGCGGCTTAAAGGTGCCATCGCTGGTCAGCACATACCAGCTTGGTTTGCATTGCTTCTCTTTTGCTTTCTCGCTGCAAAAGTAACCGGCCCATGGCTTTGGTGCATCGGGTTTGCTTTGATTCCATCGCATTGATCCATGTGAGCACATTGGCACGCCATTTACCGCCCATCCAGTCTCGTCAGCTTCTTCGGCTTCTTCTCTGGTCTTATAGCTAGGCACATCTCCAAATTTGGTAGTCCAGTAATCATGGTCAGCAGCTGGTGTTTCAGTTTTGACCGATGCCATAACCTCCTTTGTGGCCTTTTCCGTGCCACCCATAACCAAGGCCATCACGCGCATTAAAGCTGAGGTGCAGGTATCTTCAACCATCCAACGCCTCATTTTCTCGCTGTAAGCTGCAAGAAACCCATGTGCATAATCAATGCCGGCAGGATCAATCTCAGTCTGATTGCGCCATGCTTTAGCTTGAACCAGCACATAGCCTTTCTCAGCGTTAAATTCAACGATGTGCGTTTCAAGCCGGCCTTGCGGATATGTGGCAATCCACCTGTCAGTCCGCTCTTTGTTGCCTTCGTATGAATCCATGAACGCCATTAGCGCACCGCCTGTGATGATGCGTGACGGCCAACGGCCTTGCCTCGCTGATAGCCGTCTTTGTGGCCTTCTTTGTAACCTACTGAATAGCTGCAAATAGCCCACAGAATGCAGGCAATTGCCATAATCACAAATAGTCCGATTTCGCTTGTTGTCATTTTCTTGCTCCCGTTTCTGGGAGCCGTGTCTCAGCTCCCGAAATAGAGAGTGACAGGCAAAACCGACAAATTCAAGATTCCCGCGTGGATTGTGGCGTGTCGCTACCAGTTTTCGGCTTGCTCTTTAATCCATTTCCAGCCAACACACCACCTAATGAACCGGTCAAGAAAATTGCCAGCGTTTTTAGCAGATCAATAAAAGCGGCATCATTGGGAGCTTGAGCAGATATTGGCTGAGTAACAAAAATCAAAGCGTAAGTAATTCCAAGAGTTACGATAAGAAATACCAGAGCAAGCGTTGTGCCAATAATGAGAATTAGCTGCGCATGTACTTCTTCTGCGCTACGGCGCCGCTCTGGGCGATGGCGATAATGATCCAATGACATCGCTAGTGCAGTTTCCCAATGGGATGCATTGCGGTTTTTGGCATTCCGGCTTTTTCCAATTCTCGAATTCTTGGCATTCATATCTTGTCCATCCTTGATAACCACAAGCAGTCAGTATTGATAAACCTAAGCAAATCAATACTGCTGCAAGCAGTTTTCGAGTCACTTCTTGTTACCAAATGCCACATCATTAGGATTGGCCCATCTTGCAAGAACGGGGACAAGTCCCGCCACTAAGCCCAATGCCAAATCCTTTGGATTGGTATTGCCGGTCATATAGACGGCTAATGCGCCAGCCACAG